ATCAACTGAAAAAGCATTGCTTACGTTATCTCCAAATAGAACAGTATCATTTACTTTATTATGCAGTCCGTATTCAATATTTCTCGGCACAATCTTCCTATTTGTATAGTATTTATTTACAATGGATTTCTTCGGTAAATTCATTGCCATATAGCACCAAGTCAACTGTTCATCAGATTTCCATTCAACACTCTGCTTGATGTTTAATCCGTCTACTGTGAAAATATGCTCACAACCATGCTCTGCAATCAGTCTTGTTGAATCGGTTGAATCGTACATTTTAGTGGCAGATACAACTGTAAAATTATCAAATGACAGAATATCTGTTATATCTGAAATGTTCACTTTGCAACTATCAACAAAGAACACGACATCATCAAGAATTTCGTTTCCGTGTGCTATTCCACCAGAATAATCACCACTATTATTAAGATGTAAGGCGCATTCCCATTCACCGAATATTGTCAATGATTCTTCATTTTCAAAATTATCATCAACCTTGTATGCATATCCCATTCGCCAAACATTAGAATTTTTAGTTGCATTTATGCAATGTAACAAGTCGTATCTGATAAACCCGTTTAATGTTGGTGTATAAATCTCAATTTTTTCTGTTGAATCGTCAAGCCCGTTACCACTTACATACTTGATATGACATTTCTGTTTTCTGTTAATCTGTTTTATCTGATTCTGATTAAGCCTAACATCTCCAAATACCCTATCGCCAACAGTTGAAATATCTTCATACAGCGTGAAGTATAATGATGATGCACTTACACTCAAATAACAAGAAACGGCAATATATTGGTCTTTGCTAACACTCAATTTATTGTTTGACTTTGGCAGATTGTTGTCACTCAATCTGTACCTTGTGCCTTTGAATGTTGATGCACTTGGGTAACCATCATATACTGCAAACATTAAAACAGCACTGTTTGTTGGTGTATCTGCAAAATAAATCTTACCATCATTTTTTAACTTATATACATAAGTGTAATAAGCACCCAAAGGATTTATTGCACCATCTGCGCCTATTGCAAAAGAATCTTTCAATTCAATGCCATCTGTTGACTTTGAAATTGTAATAGTTGTTTCGACAATTTCAGAATTTACTATGCCAACTAAGTCTTCCTTTAGTGAAGCAGTTGTACTGTCCACTTTCGCAAATTTATCCCCTACCACTTTAGCATCTGCAAACCCGCCCTCTTTAGATAACGTTGCGTCAGAAACTGGACTGTCCAACACTGCGCCGTAAGGTAGCTGCCGTTTCTTTCCATCTGCTGTGATTATCCCTTTAAATGTATCAGCCATTATTGTTTACCTCCGTCGTTTTCAAACTTACATAGCCATCTGCATCCATGTTAAGTCCAACGCCCTTACCAGTCAGATACGTCTGGACTGCTTCTGCGATACTTTCCTTGCTAGCTCCAATCCCATCAGTACACAGTTTATACAGATATCTTTCTTTTCTGGTTATTGGCTTCGGAACATATCCTGTATAATCTCCAGTTAACTTTGCGAGATACATTTCTTCTCGCGTGATAGGCTTATTGTCAGACATTTTTATACCTCCTTTTTTACTATGTATTGATTAATAAGCTCTTTTAATTCCGTCAGTTCTGTTTTGATTGATTCCAACTCAGATTGCAATTCTTTGACTTTCTCATGCTCATTTTTTAGCATTGCGAACATACATGGAATCATAATACGATAGTTCCAGTTTTCAGCACGTCCCTTTTTATCATGGTCAACAGCAATTGGAAATCTGCGGTCAATATCCTCTGCAATAAACATCGGCATTTCTTTACCGCACCGTTCGTCTTGCTCCATAAGATATCCGTCTTTGTACTTCGCCCAGATTACCTTGACTTTATAGAGGTCTTCCAGTTCGTCTTCCTTTACGGTTTTCCCAAGAATTTTATAATGCATAGAGGATGATGCAATTGTTCCGACATCTCCATTATTATTTTTTCCCAAGTTACTACCGGTTATAAGCTTAGGCATTTCTGGCACATTGAGAGTCAGAGAACTGCTTCCGGTTGTCTCAACTTTCATTCTAGATACTGTTTTTAAAAGAAGACCAGCTTGTTTGCTCTCCAAAACAGTCCAATATCCATCAGAGTATTGAGCGGATAAATCGAGAAGCCCATGAACAAGGGATGAATCGTAACCAGCTGTAGCTACAGACTCATTTATCTGGAACCACTCTTTTCCCTTGAAGTTTTTAAACCCAACCGAGTTATCTATTTGGGTTATTATATTTCCATTCGCGTCATACACCTCAAAGGTGCCATATCCATTATTTGGACCGCCAAGCTTCAGCGTTCCACCTTTTGCATAGGTGAACGAAATATATAACTGGTTTCCCTCTTTATAAATTGCTTTCATGAAACCATTATTTGTAAGAAGATTAAATATCTCTTCGTGGGTTAGTGCGTCCACATCAATCAATATTGGAATAGTCTGTATATCAAGCTGATTGTTGTTTCCTCCAGCTTCATACAATATAAACCTTATATACACAACACTTCTGTCCAATGATCCAACTGTATAAGATTTTTCTGATTCATCCACAATACTTGCTAAAACATTACTATAAGTAGATCCATCAGTTGATGTTTGAACTTTCCATCTGCCTTTATATTCTTTTCTTTCTGCCTTATCCCCATCTCTATAATATGCTTTTGCAGTTATATTGTTTGGTGATACTTTATTATCCTGTCCACGTTTTAAAATATCCGCTGACATTTCAATAAAATACGTTCTGCCAGGTACGCCTTGTTCTCCTTTTTCCCCGGCGTATTGCTTTGAAACAGAGAATCTTTTGCTAACGGATAATGTTTCCAGATAAGTAGCTTTTATATCTATCCATCCATTATCTGTATTTAATCCAGTTACAGTATATGTTTTTGTTGAGATATCCCATGTTCCATCCACTCCATCAGATTTTGATATCGTATAACTACAATCATCCGTAATATCCTGTGTTCCGTACATCACGACTGCCTGTGTAGTCACACCACTTGGAAATGTCCCGTAATTCCCGTTAGAGTCAACAGATATTCCCTGATATTCGTTGCTTAATTGCAATGTCATATTTTTAGCAAGCGCAGCTGCTTTCATTGCATTTTCAGCTGTTTGCTCGATATCATTGATAGATTTTCCACCGCCTATCTGCACGGATCCATCGAGATATACTTTTTTTGTATTCATATCTGCCTGGAATATTATATTTCCATCAGAATCCCTCACAGTTAAAGCACCGGAATCTATATAATTCGCATTTATCCCTTCTGCGTATAAAAGCCTTGTTATCAATGTTCCGTCAACAACAAATCCGTATGGATAAGTTTCACCGCCATCATTGGAAACCCCTATAGCATTACTGGTTAGCTTTATCACAACTTTTGATTCTTCTAGTAATGGTTTATCGTGCAAATAAGTAATAACGCTTTTATCTTCAAGCACCTCAAGAGTTTCAAAAAGTCCCTCTGAATTAGCCAACGCATTTTCAAGTTTTTTAACAGCTTGTTCTCTGGCTGTTTTTTCGTTTTCAATGATTTTTTTAGCAGCTATTAATGTTTTATCAGCAGATGATAAAAATTTGCTACTCCCTCTTATTGGATTTTCGGCTTTTGTTTTTACATCTGTTGTTCCGTTCAGCCGGCTTGATACATCGGTAATTGGCGTTATATACTTATTTTCTTTTCTGTCGTAAGTAAAAGCCATATCTCCAAATTCTGTTAACGGGTTGTAAATCAGACTTCCTTCCATGCTCCGGAATGATTTCCCGATTAGATTATCTCCAATCCATCCAGCTACAGTTTCAAGATCGGCATCACTAAGCAAATCATTCTCCAACTCCATGACGTACCCATCTTTTCCGTACATGGCATCTGATTCCGTATTTTTTATCTTGATTCCGGTTATTACTATATCATCACTTGAGAGAGTCGGAGAGGAAAGATAATCTCTCAACCTGGTAGGATTTCCAACTCCTTCTTTTAATGTGAGATATCCATCACTATCTAAGTACCAGTTTCCGGCATTTGGAGAAATAAATCCATCGGAATCTGCGCTTGATCCACCTCCAAATACAAGATATCCATCAGCCCTGACTGCGGCTCCGTAATCTACTGATACAGAATCGAAATCCCATTTAATTAACTGTAAATTACCATTTACGTCCACCCTTGCATTAGCCGAATCTAACATAGCTACCCAGCCAATCAGCTGCCGGAAGGTAATTCCGTTTGGAATACTGTTGATTACGACGTCTCCGTGCTCCATAGAGGAAAATCCCATGGAGATTCCAATAGTTTCGCAGGCATCCCTAAGCAATGTAAAAGCCGGCTGTGGAAGCACCAGGTTGCTTGTATAAGATGCATTGGCTTTGTACATATCATCCAGGGCAGTGAATTCAAGTACTTCACCGTACTGTTCCGGAGTTGTAATTGTGTAGGTTCCTTTTTTTATGGTCTCCACAACGCTATCAGTTACTTGCATTTTGAGGTAGGCGGTTAATTTTGCTTTGTAAAAGTAGTAATCCTTCCACTGGTCCTCTGTGTTATCCAGGCTCAGAGTCATGGACTTACATATTGTAGCTCCAACCGGAAAGCTGCTGCTTTCGGCGCAGTCCGTGAAGGTTCCTCCACCTACCAGGATTTCACTGTCTAAGGTTTTTTTTCTTCCATCGGCAAAAGTGATATCCACTATTTCATATAGCATTTTACCTTCTACAAGTGCGTTTTTAAATTCTTTAGACGCATTAATCAAGCGGATTCACCCCCTGCATATTAAAAGATATTTTTGATACAAATTTTAAGTCTGGAGATATTTCTCCAATAGTTAGGCTTGCTTTTCCAACATAAAATGGGTCAGTTCTCCACGCCATGTGATAAAGTGACCAATGATACAAATTGAAAGTTTTTCCTTTTGCGATAATTTTGAGAATTTTGTTTGCCTCTATAACCGGAACGTTTGATGCTTCATAGCTATACTGTTCGACTGTGAATAATGGAGTTAACAACGCTTTTCCGAACTGCGTGCGGTTACTACCTTCTGAATAAATTGTTTCGAGGTTATAGCCCATATCTTTATCTGGCTGATAGATGGAAGCTCCATTCATTTTGTATCGTTCTGTTATGCTTTTGGGAATAGTTGCCACGCTTCCACCTCCTATGCCAGTTCAAACGGATTCGTACCGCTTGCGTCACGTCTTAACTTTGCTTCTTCTATAACTTCATCAAATATTGTTCTGCGATTAATTTGTGCCGTAAATCGAACGTTTCCACTGCCGCCCTGCTGATGTCTTGCAAATGCATCATCAATAATTTCTCGGATAACGCCTTCTGGGGCTTCCAGGTTGCGACCGTTCTTCTGATCTCCAAGCACTGCAAGGAACTCTGATCTTGGCGGGATAACGGCACCTTTTGCAAGATATGGAATTGTAGGAACTCTTGGGAAATTAGCCGTAAATCCAATTGTCCTTGAGCCAAACGGAGTTGGAACCTTCCACGGTCCAAATGTAAATGCTGATTCAATGCCGCCGATTGCACTGTTTACAGTTCCAATAGCGCTGTTTGCAATTCCGATGACTTTGTTTAATATATCTTTGATAGTATCGCGTATACCTTCAAAAACTCTTACAACTGTATCTCTGGCACTTGTAAATTTATCAACGATTGCATCATGAATAGCATTTACTTTTCTGTCAACAAATGTTGTTATACTTTCCCATATAGATGACGTTTTTTCTGATACAGAATCCCAAATTCTTGTAATTTTAGACTTTATTCCATCAAATACTGTCGAGACTGTAGTTTTTATTGCTTCCCAAGTATTAGACAGCCATGTTTTTATAGCATTCCATATTGTAACAGTAACTGTTTTTATTGCGTTCCAAGAAAGAGAAATGATACTTTTTATTATTGTTAATGCGGTTTCCACTATTCCCTTAATAGCTTCCCAGGCTCCAGATATAATATCTTTTATAAGGTTCCATACACCTCTTGCAATTTCTTTGATTCCGTTCCATGCCAGTTCCCAATCTCCTGTAAAAACTCCTTTCAGAAAATCAATAACTCCGCTCAGAACATCTAATACATCTCCAATAATTTTAATAACGCAAATTATTTCTTCTCTACCGCTCCTATAACAGTGCTACCAATTACATTTGCCACGTCTGCTATTACTGGAATTGCATTCGATATAATCCAGCTAATTATTGGGACTAAAATATTTTCCCAAAGCTCTTTTAAGATATCTATTAATTTGCCAAGAAACGTTTGGACCTTTACAAACATTTCTCCCAATTCCCCATCCATAAGCTCTTTTATTTTAGAAGCCAAACCTTGCAGAACCGGTAGAATATATGTGTTATATCCATCTATTAAAGTTCCAAAAATGGTTGAAAGTCCATTAGCTATTGAATCGAAAAAAGGTTTTAAATGCTCATCGTATAATGCGGTCACCAAATCAGAAAGATTTTGAATAACTGTCGATAATCCATCGGTTATTGTTTCGATAACCCCAAGTGTTCCTTCGACTGCGCTTTTTAATATATCCTTATTATAAATGAACGGCTGTGCGATCATATTCAGCATATCTCTTCCAAGTCTTGCACATAATCCCATAGCAGTCATTGAGATATTTGAGAATATCCCTATGATATTGGCTGTTATCTGCTGCGCAACTCCTCCACCAAATACAGAAAATACCTCTGCTAGAGCGGATGAAAAATTTCCTTCGATTTGAGCAACCTCAGATCCAATATCAAACATATCAATTAAATATGTTTTTATTCTACTGGTGTTTTTCTTTAGAAATTTTTCTATTCCTCCAATAAGATTTTGAGCAATTGTTATTCCAATCCTTGAAAAAGATCCAGATACTTTTCCAATGGAATAAGCAAATGTATCTAAAAAATCACTTGCCGCTCCAATTACTTCTGGATCAGTAAATATATTCTGCAAAGATTTCCTGATAGAGTTAATATTTTTCTTAATATCATCAAAAATTGGCTCATAATTGCCTAATCCATCCCAGAATCCTTTTGATAGCAATTTGGCTAATTTTTTAAACTTCTTTATTATGGCGTCAAGCGGCTTGGACATTTTTTCAATAGTCGTTTCGCCTTCTGCAAGTTTTCCGTAATCCACATTGCTTACTGCACCAGATAATCCTCCAGACGCTCCACCACTCCCACCAGATGAAGATGGTATGGAAGAGCTACTATCTGTAGAAGTAGCTTTGTGTATTTCGTCTAATGAAGAAAGATAATTTTTTGTTTCTTTATTTGCCTTTTTCGTAGCCTTAGCATTGTCATTTGTGGCATCTGCAAGCTGTTCTGCATTATCTGCAGCCTGTCCATACTGATCTGCTGTATCTGCGATCGCGTCTGTTCCAGCAAGACCTGCTCCACTTCCACTTGTCTGATCGGAAGATTTTTTACCGGTAATGAGTTCTGTAAATGACTTAAATGCATTTGCCAGTGTCGCCAGTTTGCCGAGAAGAATATTGATTACTTTCAAGACAGGTGTAAAAATATTAATCAATCCCTGTCCGACTGTTGCTTTGAGAGATTGCAGCTGTAACTGCATAACCCGCACCTGATTCGCCCATGAGTCAGATGTTCGGATGAAATCACCAGATGCAGCCGATAACTGTTTCTGCACAAAAGCCAGACGCAGAGCTACTTTCTCCTGCTCGGTCATGGCGGATGTGGTTTTTCCATAGCCGTTTGCCAGTGCGTACTGGTCTAGTGCTGACTGGGTCATTACCACGCCGAGGTCCTTGAGTGTTTCCGTTTCACCCGTAAACACTGATTTCAGCTTAATGTAAGCCAAGTCCTGACTAATGTTGTAGAATGATGCCACGTCACCGGTCAGCTGTGTCAAAGCCGTTGACATGTCGTAAGCCTGTGATTCTGAGAATCCGAATGACTTAGACATTGCTCCGAACGTACCAACATACCTTTTTGCCATTGTCTCTGACAGTCCGGCTGAGACCATTGCATTCTTTGCAAATTCATTGACCTTATCCGACATGGTGGTAAATGTAACATCGACCACATTCTGAACTTCTGCGAGGTCGGAACCAAGGGCAACGCACTCTTTGCCGAACTGTACCAATTTACCAACAGCAAAAGCCCCACCAATCAGCAGACCGATTTTTTTTACAGCACTCCCAAGGCTGTTAAATGACTGTTTTATAGCTGATACGCCGTTTTGCACGCCTGATGTGTCCATTCTGGTATCAATAATGACTGAGCCATCAGCAGCCATGTGTCCACCTCCTAACTATTTGAGGTTCAACATCTCATTCAGCTTATCTTTATAAGCTTGCTCCTCATCGCTGAGACGTGTTTTTATATCAATAATGTTCTTGTTCTCTTGATAGAATTTCTTTTCCCATTTATCAAGCTTTTCGCCCTTTACTTTTTTTGACCGGATTCCAACAACCGTGTTGAACAGGCATTCACCAGATTCCATGAAATATCCAAAGAATGTCCACCAGTGCATATAAGGCACTGATCTGATTTCTTTACCAGCAACCTTGTTTACAGCCGGAACGATCATATCTCCGTCTTGTTTCCAGTCCATCAAGCGAGGTTTGGGTTTATTCGGACTATCGTCAACTTGACCACAGTCAATAAATTCGCAAGCTTTCCGACAAGCTTCTACAAGATGTTCTGAGGGTATGCTTTGCCAATCCTCGAACAGAATCTGCAACATAACAACTGCTTTTGCCTGTTCGTCTAACTCTGGATCATTCTGTGCAATGAGAATATCAATGATTGCTCGAAAATCCGTTCTAATAGAAAAATCCACCCCACTTATGTTTAGTGAGGTGGGAAGCTCATAGGCGGTCATTTTGTATACTTCTCCGTATACTTATTGACTGCTGCCTGCATTTTCTTTTTCCTCTTTTCGATTTCCGGTGCGATTGCTTCTGCGATTTTATCCAGAACAATATAAGCAAATACCTGACCATTACCGAATACAGTTGTTGCGGTAATTTGTTCCTTGAACAGATCTTTGGATGCCTCATATCCAAGTAAATAATTGATTTTATCCTCGATCTGTTTATTCAGTTCTGCCATCTCTTTACCGGAAGTGACTTTCTGAATGGAATCTTTGAGCTGCTTAAAATATTCTGTCAGTTCTTCTGCGCGTGCTGCTACATTGATATCCGTCGGGTTCAGTTTGAAAGAAGAAAAAACTTCGTCTTCGTTATTTGTGAATGTAAAAATGAGAATTCCATCATCAATTTTTGTATTAATTACTTTTGCCATTTGGCGTGTCCTCCTTGTACATGTGTTTATTCACTGTCGGCTGTGAATGTACCGGAACTGATATCAAATTTTCCTTTTACACGCTCACCAACGTAGTTCACAGTAAACGGAATCTGATAGCCGGATGTATCACCGCCATAGGAAGTCGGTACAACGTAGCAGTCCTGCTGGTATGCTTCATACTTGCCTGCCGTGGCTTCTGTCCAAAGGTGGACCTCAACTGCTTTTGTTTTGAGGTTATCGTCTTTGAGACGTCCGTCTACAATCTTCTGCAATGCTGCAAACAGATCAGAAGTAGTGTCTGCATAAAACGGATCAGCGTCGGAAGAAACTTCGTAGCCGTTATGCTTGAATGTGGATTCTCCAAGAATGTTTTTAGATGTTTCAGTATCCGGATTGAGTTCTACGTTATACTCTTCCAGATCTTTTCCAAGACGCTCATATTTCGGCGTCAGACCTCCACAGAGAGAACCTGCATCGATATAATGAGCCATGTATTTACGGTCAATCTTGCCTGTAACTGCCATAGAAATGTCCTTTCTGCCTATAACTCTTAAAAGGCTGTGTAGGTTAGCGACTATCTCCGATTGATAGCCGGTTAATTGTTATATTTAAGTGATGCAATCACCATTTTTCCCAGTCATATTCGTATTTGACTGTGATCGGGAGCAACCAGTCCTGTACACCGTTCTCCTGTGGCTCTGTACCGTAAGAATTATCCCTGGTGATTCGTTTTATCACTCGTCCTCTGGAAAGCTCTGGAAAAGCGGATAAGCGCGTCTCAGCGCCATCTACTGTGACTGGTTCACGGCAAATCCACTTTCCAAGGTTATCAAGGAACTTCTGAACAGAGAGCTTCTGTCGTTCTTTTTCGGAAGCGGTACGATATACCACGATAAACGGATACTGGCACACCTGGTGCATCATTCCGCATACATCCTCTTTTTCTGAATAGATTAATGCTCCTGTATCCGCAAAGAATGAGATACCGCTATCAGTTCCCAGTTCTTCGTATTTGATTGTTTCATTTTCATACAACCCAGGATACTGATTCAGAAGTGCTTTCATGGCTTCTGTTAGAATCTCATATCCCTCTGCGTCCTTGCCGATCGGTTTGTTATTCGCCATATTACATCCTACTTTCCTAATATTTCAAAATGTGGTATCAGTGTATACGGTCCGCCCACACTGGTGATTTTAAATACATTGTCCTTGTTCTGGTTCATGTACTGATAAAATCCGCTCCGATAATCACTGTCAATTACCGTTCCACCAGTCCACTCACCCTCCCAGAAGAATGACTCGTCCGAGAATGTGATAGTATCTTCCAGAGCGTTGTTAATCTGCCTTTTCCACTCTTTAGGCGGCACCCATGGAAGAATCTTGCCCCCTTTATCTGTAATGGTTATATCGCCGTTCTGAACGGTATAACGGATGTGTAACTGTGCGTTGTCAGTTGCGTCTGCGCCATACTTTTTAAGGATTGCTCCTTTGTCCGTAATGAGGTCAACGCCGGATAAAACATGAGGATACCAGTACGCATCTCCAGTCGTGGCTGATTCGTAATAATCAAAAATCGTCACCGTTTTTTCGTACATGATACCCTCTCCTTAATCATTTATTTTTCAGCTTATCCACGTCGACCTTGGACGTTCGTTTCCATAATTCCGTAATCTTCTCCCATCCGAACATGGAAATAAATGCCACAATAAACCCAGCCATGATAGCTGCTAAAATCATATACCACAAGATTGTCATGCGGATATACTGCATATACGCTACAAAAGCGGCTACAGTAATTCCGATAGACAGTACAAGCACCAAGGCATCTGTCGGAATTTTCGACAGGAACCCAACATTTTTAATCACCTGTGTAATCACAGACACGCAAAATGCCAAAACACTGATTACTGCCAGAATCAGAGTTACATTTGTAAATAATGCTTCCATTACTCTGATACCTCCTTAAATCCTTCTTCGAACTCATCTTTTGTCATTGTATTGAAATACCCTTCTTCATCACGCAATATGTAGTCTCCAGGATGTATGAGTACCAAATCAACTCTTTCACAATCTCTAAACAGAACAGAAAATGTAGAAATCTCGATGTGTGGTGGGTTAAGATTGTTATTAATTTCTACTGAATCTCCAACAAACTTTTCAATTTGAGCTATACTCTCTGGAGTGGTAAAACATTGAATAGCTTCAACTATAGTCGGTTTTTTTCGCACATATTTCATACTCACACCCCCGCATACAAAATTGGCATTCCATCATCCGTCCTTACTCCCATCAGAAGCGGTAAAGCTGTCTTTAAGAGTAAGTCGTTCGTTTTCTGTACATCTCCGGCGGCGGCATACACCGCACTCCATTCCTTTGCACTCGCTCCAATCTGTTGAGGTGCTGCATAAGAGATGGATTCACTGCCAGAGCTTATAGAAGTTACGATTCCGGTGTTCTTATCACCAGAATCTTCCTTGGTGTTTATCAACTGGACATTACCACTTGCGTCTGATACAAGTTGAGCATTTACCTTGCTATTTTCTGCCGATGCCCCTCTTACTAGCTGAATGTTTCCATCACCATCCGTTACTAAACCATATTCACCAGGTCTGGTTGATACAGAAGACCCATTCATGGTGGCGTAAGAAGTTGCGTTTTTCTCGGCAAGCTCCAGCTGATACATTAATTCAGCCAATGAACAGACCGCCTTTTTGATACGCTTCTGTGAGCGTTCATTTTTCGGCAGCCCGTCCACCAACCTGTCGGATGTCATCAAATCCACAAAATCACTTGCTTTTTCTGCTAATCGTGGAAAGTCGGCTTCTGGCACGACTGAACCGAAATATGAAGTTGTATAAAAATCATAATCTGCATAAGCCATGCCAGTTACCTCCCACGATCATCATTTTGCTGTTACGCTTGCACTTCCGGCATTCAGTGCTTTATATGTTCCGTCACACTCAACCACCGTAATCTTCTGTCCGGTTGTCGCCTTAATATCAGCCTTTCCGTCCCAAGTAGTCCAGTTTCTGAGATTCTGTCCATATCCAACAGTTACTGCATCCGCCGCAACTTTATATTTATATACGTTGTTGGCGTTTTCTTTAGCCGGATTTACGGTGATTTTTGTATCGCCACTTGCTGTTCCAGCCACGGAATTTACTGTCAGAGTGCCAAGTGTTGGTGTTTCGTCAATGGTAATTACTGCGATTGCGTCAATGTACTCTGCAAAGAGCGTAAGCCCCATAACCGCAAACGCTTCGGATACCGCTGTGTGGTAGTTGCCCTGAGTGTGGAATCCGATCAGGTTTGTTTCACCGGAAACAGTGTATACAAGACCTGCTCTTGCAAAGTCAGATTCGTTCGGGTCAACATAGTACAGGACGATGTTCTCAACAGGAGTTGCAATAACCTGCCCTCTTGGAATCTCACTGTCAGATAACAGGAAGATTGTGTTGAATCCCATGAAATCTTTCATGTACTGGAATCCGAACTGATTCTGAATGGTGATCTCAGCTGCTCCGAGATATTCATATACGTCCAGAATGTTGACAAATCCAACAACGCCAGTCGCATTCCTGTGCATCTGTTTGAATTTGTTCTCTACTCGACCCTTGGCCATTGCCAGAGCCATCTGGAATGTTGTTTCCGTGGAAGTAAGTGTACCGGTTTTCAGATAGTCGTAAAATCTGCCGGTAACATCAGTCTGAAGCTGGAAAAGGAACTCATCATCAGTCATCTGAACAGCGTTCTCGTAACCGTGATCCTTGATTGCTTCGATAGATACAGCCTTTGCGTACTTTTCGATAGTCATTTCCGCATAGTCTTTTTCTTTTACAACGAATTTGCTGTAAGGGATTTCCTCACCCTCACCAACATTTCCGCTCTGTAAAGTACCCTCTGCGTATTTGGACTTGAGTACAGCACCCGGCTGTTTTTTGATAGGTCTCATGATGCCCAGAATATCACGTAAGTGCTGCCAGTTTCTTTCAAATCTGGTTACAAAATCAATCTCACGTGCCGTTACCTGAATATCATTTGTCATAATAAGATTAGCTTTTGCTGCCATATAAAAAAATCCTTTCTACCCATAATTGTTAAGGTATTGGGTTAGCGGCTATACTCTGATGTATAGTCGGTGTAAAAAATCACTGGAATAACTGGATATTCTGAGCAATTGCAGCCTGTCTCTCGGACGGGTCTTTGATCGCTTCGATTTCCTTCTTTGTCATGCTTCCCGGTGTTTGCTGCTGTCCAACGTGAGTGGTAAATCTTGCCTGGTTCTGCTGGGCCTGCTGCTGAGATTCATCCACAAAAGTGGATGCGTCAGACTGTTTCATTTGCTCGATCAGGTCATTTAATCCAAGGATTTTACCGTCTTTCAGCTTAAGGCCTGCTTCTTTGATGTCTGCCATAACAGACTTCTTTGCAGCCTCACTGGAAAATTTAACATCATCAAGTGCTGTTTTAAGTGCGTCTGAGAAATCGCGGTCATAGATCTTCGCATTGAATTCTTTCTCTGCGTCCTCAGCCTTCTTCTTCCATCCAGCAAGCTCTGTCTGAATGTTCGCCGGGTCGATACCGTCAAACCCTTTCAAGGTTTCCTCTGCTGTCTCGGCACGTTCTTTCCAGTTATCTCGTTCTCCCTCAACTTTTAACAGAGTTTTTGCAACTTCCTTGGCGTTCTTATAATGCTCAGAAAGCGCCTTTTTCACATCTGCTTGTTTATCCTCCGGGATTTCAATTCCAAATGATTTTAATGTGTCAATAAGTTTCTGCATATATATCCTCCTGGTCGTGTTTATTGACCTGCCGCCGCAGGTAAATGGATTAAGCCAGTTAGACCACTGGCAAGGTAATGAAATAGGCGGAATCGAACCGCCGACACGCACCCTATGCGGATGTTGCTCTACCAACTGCGCTATATTTCACTGCGCTTTTCGAACCGCCCAGCAGTTAACAGGATAAGCGTTAACCTTTTCAACATGTTGAATCATGGGAAAGATAGGAATTGAACCTATAATGTTTACCACGAGGGGACGGATTTACAGTCCGCCGTAACTTTCCCAGAAGACACCTTTTCGGGACTATTTGAATTAAATTCCAGTCCACAGGATAAGGATAAACCTATAATGGAATGAAAGGAATCGAACCTCTGGCACGCTATATGTAAGCTGCTCTACCACTGAGCTACATTCCATATAACCCGGATTCCCGGGTTAGCAAGGTATTTATCGTGTTATGCCTGCCACTATCCGACTTTCACGGAGATGTTGTTTCATTTACAAAGAGGTGTTACCAGTCAGTCAAACCGGCTAATGAATATGCCGGAAATTGCATCCGCTTTTCAACCTCCAGATTCCGCTCGAATCTGTTTCTCTTAAGGACATATTCACAAAGAAAGGAGGACATGAAACGAAAAAGAAAGCAAAAACTTCTAATCAGCAAGCCCTACAAGGTTCACCATGCCTTGCAAGATTATAGTATCACATTTTTTTTAAAAAGTTGTCCCCACATTTGCAAGAGTCAAAGCATACTTCTCAGTTTTTCAACGTATCTTTTAACAAGATCACGCTCTTCCCGGCACTCTGCATCCTTGGACATATCGCTCATTTCTGTAGTAAGTTCGTCAAGATGTTCTTCCAGAGCGGCAAGCATCTTCCTCTTGCAGTCCTCAGACTTTCCAGAACGATAATTCTGTTTCTGTGTCATATAGTCACTGTAACTATCTCGTCCATCAGATCGGCTGTAATTTCTTCTTCCGGCTCCGTAGTCGTGACTTTCATCACCGTAAGAGCTGCCACGATCATAATCTGGGTACATCATTCTTCCATCACTGCGGCTGTATCTCCCCATGCTGTCACGCTTGCGCCCACGTTCGCTGTACTGATCACCATATCCGCTTTTCATCTCGTCAAGAACAGCGTTATAATACTCAGCTTTTTTATCCCAGTACTGCGTGTTTTTTATATCTTTGTACATATCAATCAGTTTGTATGTCATTTCCAGATTTCCGGTAGTCAGCCCACTATCAGCAATTTTGGAAAGTTCATCTTCGATTCTTGCGCATAAGTCTTTAATATCTCTCATAACTGCACCTCCTACGCTTCTCTAGTCACGACAATATTTGCGTTCGCAACAGAAACAGCCTGATCGCTTGTGTTCTCTACTGCAACATTAACGCAACATCCACGAGGTACATCAATATAGATGCCAGAGGACACATTATTGTACTGGTCTACTGCTGCCGGTGTGGAAATCATCTGAGAAGAAAGAACCGGCTCACCAGAGATTGCAATAGCCAGAGAAATAGCTCCGACAGTACCGCCTGTTGGAATTGCGATATTACCAGAAAAATCCACAAAGAATCTCGCTTTGCACTGATTAGTCAGTCCTCTTAAAGTTATAATTCCGCTTCCCTCTCTGTGTTGAATACAGTTAGAACCTTTGACTGCTGTGTTTGAAAATACTACGTTTCCATTTGCTGCTACAGTCTGAGCAGCTACATTTGTAAATTCTGCCATAAAAATACTCCTTTCATATCACAAAAGGACAGGTCTCAGCCTGCCCCTCTGTGTAATACGGCATAAGCCGACATCCGAAATCAATCGAAAGATACTCTCGATATGAAGTTATCAGCAATTACATCCAGTGTTGCATCCGCATCCGTAATATGTGTTCGGGTTTGGAACCTGATATGCCGGGATCGGTGCTGGATTGATCGCATTAATAAGCTGCTGTGTCTGTGAAGCCATTGCAGTTGTAAGCAATGCACTCTGGCGATCCTGAGATGCAGCACGTCTGAGGTCATTGTTTTCAGCCTGCAGGTTAGAAATCTTTTCATTGCAAAGATAGTCAAGAATGGCTCTTGTCCCAGCGTTCTGGCTGTCAATAATGTCTCTTGTGTTGCTGTTCATGGTGTTCTGCAATGCACAGGTATTCTGTGCCATGTTGTAGTTCACGCCCTGGATTGCTTCTCTGGTTTCGCAGCAGCAGTTTGCAAGCTGCGCCTGGAGTGCATTGGTATTCTGCATATTCGCTACAGTGTCAGCATTGATTGCCTGCTGGATGCCAAAACCGGTCTGCATGATGTTTGTGTTGATTCCATTGAACCCGGTAAGCATACCATTATTCATAGCATAGAAGCCATCACAGAGACCACTGTTGATTCCGTCAAGCTTGCTGATCACTGCAGAATTGTCGAATCCTCTCTGAATATCTGCCTGAGTAGCTGCTGTGGCTGCATATCCGCCGCCATTGCCGTTATTGCCCCATCCGTTGTTTCCCCATCCGAAGAAAGCAAAAATGAATAAAACAATAATCCACCAGCTACCGTCTCCACCAAACATGCCGTCATTATTTCTACCGTTTCCAGTAGCAGCGGCAATATCTGATAAGCTATAATTTCCATCCATAATATAATCTCCTTTTTGTGTATTTACATCAATCTGGCCAGATTGTAATGTACTATTTCATATTCTTCAGCAGATTCTGAAACTGCCCTGCCATCTGCTGAACCTGATTAAGCTGTTGCTGTGAAATCCTTCCCGACTGCAACATTTTCTCGACTTCCGCTTTCGGATCTCCCTTAAAATTCTGTTTGAACTGCATGAATTGCTGCATCATCTGCATTGGTCCGTTTCCCTGCGGTATCCCGCCGCCAAGGGCGTTAAATAATGGATTACTCATCTGCATTTCCTCCCTTGATTGCTGACTCCTGCACGGTATTAGCCCTAACAGGTTCAGGAAATGAATTTAATCGGTTTATGATAGCTTCGTATTTGCCCTTTAAATCGTCATATTCCTGTCTGGTGACATATTTATTGTCCATGTTCTGAGCATGCTGTTTAGGTGGCATCTGAGTGCCTATTTCATGATACTCAAACGTCCGTAATGGCTGCGGCATACCAGAAACGTCTGTAGATTTTATGTAGAACTTTTCGCTCTCACTGTCCATCAGTAAAACGCTTGTCCCGGGTGCTACCAGATAGGATTTTGCTCCGACTTCACCAGATACCCAAAGAATGCCATTATTGTTCTGCTGCTGTTGTACTGGTTGAGCTGGAATCTGGACAGGCTGTTGCTGGAACTGGTTCATCTGCCCAGGAACGCCAAAACTATATTGATAAGGATTGTTATATAATGCCATCTTATACACCGCCTTTCTGATTATATTTTTGCATAAAAAAAGAACCGGAAACAGGTCGTTTCTGGCTCTAATTAGTATCCAAAAAGTATCAGCACACTTTAATTATTTTATTGTTTACTCTCCGGCTCAATCGTTTCGCCGTGGATATACTCACATTCATCTGTTCAGCGCAGTATTCAAGCGTGTATTCTTTACATCTCAACCGAAACAATCTTTCTTCGTCCGGCGTGAAATTACACTCTACTAAGAATCTGTCTATATCTTTCTTTGTGAACACATATAATTTCATGAGCATACCTCTTATTAATGCAATTAACGCTGATTCTGTGCAAGATAATTTGTAAGCTTCTGTTTTGTTTTTTTTAATTCTTCCACATTGTTGCCGCTGATCTGACTATCTAGCATGGTTGATAGCACTTCCAAAATCAATGAATCACGTTCCGCAATCCTCTGAAGACTCTCGTAATCTCGCTTATCATGTTCTTCCAGTGTCTCAACTCGCTTATTAAGCCTGAATGCCGGAGCAATCCATTTAAAAATAACAGCTGCTGCCCCTCCAACAATTGATACCCCTCCACAAATTGAAAGAAAAAATTGGATAAATTCCTGTATGCTCATTTTTATAAGCTCCTTTCCCAGTAATATACCGGGACCTCATTACCGCTATCCCATGTATCATAATATTTGCCGTCTTGTACCGTCACCACATGGCCATCTATGCAAAGAATGTATGTACCAGTAGGATGATCTGCGCAGAAATCATTGACTGTATAAATATACCTCTCTGACTGTTCCACAAGCTTTCTGTGATATCCATGCCTTGCCAAATATGATCCCCATACATAATTAGCGCTTGGCATATCTGATAGCGAGCAAGCATATACCATTAATCCTGTAAATACCGTTTCCCAATCCAGTTCTAACGCCTTGCATATTGCCCGGACAGCACAGTCACCTACACGATTCCCGGCTGGATTCGGATTAAAATATACCCATCTTTCCATATCTACCTCACTTTGCCCTCATAAATCTTTTTGCTCCTGCATTTGCCCTGGACTGCTGCTTGTATCCAAAATCTGCTACCTTGTTACGGTAATATTGTGCTGCAAGATTGTTATCCTGGCAGAATTTATTATACGCCTTATTCTGTTCAGTCAGCTTAAAAGCCATTCGATCATATTCCGACCTTAGTTTTTCTTTTTCAGAGTCTGGTATATCGTCTGAGTTGATTTCTTCGTTTTTCATTATCAGCTTGCGTTTAGTCGCTCTGATTGAACGCTCCATTGCTCGTTGTTTCTGGGTATCTTCGTAGATTTTCTTATTCTCTTCAGAATCAATCTTGTGCTCGTCCGCCCAGGGATTCCTCAGTCCTTTCGCCCATGGCTGGTGACTGTGGCGGCAATTGTAACCATGAAGCCCATGTAGATCCCGAACAGTCCCCTGTCCAGTGTTCGGATTGATATCGTAGCCGGTACTATCAAAAAGATTAGGATACCCCGGTTCTGATCCAACTATTGAGTAAGGCTTTCCTTGCCAGGACGAATGATCTCCGCAAGGAGGCTGTCTTTTCTGTGCTGTTCTGGCTCCCAGATGGGCTGATACGAGGACGTAATTTGTCTTTGCCTGCACAATATACTGATTAGTGATCTGCGCCGCTGTCTGATTCATACTTGTTACCACGCAACACCTCACAGATGCTTCAAGGGTTCTTTTTGCACCGCTTGTTGGATAATCCACCATGATTCCTTTTTGTGCATAATTGTCCAACACATCACAAATTGCAGTGGTGTAGGATTGCACACCGGAAGCAACACGGATTTCGGCTTTGTCCAGCAGATTAATTAGATCACGTTGAGATTGATTTATGGTTGTCCTGCTCAGGTTGCTAAGCTCTCCCAATGTCTTTTTAAACTCTGCATCCATCACCGCTATCACTTCTGGATTCTCCAATGGTGGACTTATATTCTCATCAATCCCTAAAAGGATATCTTTATCATTGTCCCAGGAAGTCATCACGGCATTTCGCAGAATCCGTCTAAGCTCTGGCTGTGTCATTTTTGTAAGCTTCTGCAGTTTCTGTTCAATGGCAACTCTGCTTTCTCCTATTTGCGTGAGCTTCCAAATGAGCCGATCAGCTGTGGCGGTCATACCGCCAGTCTGGAGAATACGCCTGGAAATGTCCGTCATTATAAAATCTTCTAGTTCTTGATAAATTGCAAGGATCTTTTTTTCTTTTCCGTGGAAATACTCTGGAGGAAGCATTATTTACCACCTGCCGTTTCTTTTACAAGCCTCACCCAATCAGATAGATGTTCCTGCTTAGCACGCTCAAACCAATGGTCAGACGTCCCTGGTGTATGATATTGTAATCTTCTTCCTGTGGGTGATTTTTTAGGTGGAGATGTCCATCCGATAATATTGCCTTGTGCATCCTTGAGCGGAATATTCGGACCATATACCTCGCCCGTGTACAGATAATGAGCGTAAGGAGTATTATATTCAATCTCGCCACCGTCAATTCCCTGCGGGTATCTTACGCTACTTCTCAATGCTCCTTGCTGGAAAGGTACATAAGGCTCGCAGTCCGCTACAATCTGCATATTCAGTTTCGTTTGCGCTTCTTTCAAATTGCCATCAATCCGCTTTGTATCGAATTTGATATGTACATTTCCAACATGATTATTAATCTTCATAGGCTATTCATCCCCAAATAATCCACTTGCTTTGTTTTCCTTATTCGCTTCTTCTGCGAGAGCTTTCGCGTCCTCTTCGCTAAATCCTTCAAATTTTACCAGATAGTACCAGAACGGAATCTTGCCAGTGGTCACATACTGCCACCATCTTGCACGGTCGTTTTCACGCACATACAGAATATCGCCAAAGTCATAATTTACTTTATAGGCTCCAACAGGTGCAAGTCCGTACAGATCAGCGTAAACGTTCAATGCGTAAATAACTTCGTCCAGACAGGATTCCAGTTTGTCACGCACATCTTTAATGAACTGCACTGTCCTCTGCTGTTCCGCTTCTACTCCTGTAGCTGTCTGAATGCCGCTAGATTCGTTAAAAACAAAGTACCCGTTAGAGAATCCAATCTTATATCCCAACTGGCTTAAAAGGGCATTTATGCCGCTTATACGGGTATCTGTGTTGAGAATTGGATTGATTTCCTGGTAAAACTCTTTTTCATCCTGTCCGAATACATTTTTCACATAATCCGGCAAGCTCATTTCTTTGCATCTGTGCTCCATGGTCTGCGGTGTCATAGCGGAGACAGGTGAACCACTCGGCATCAACAATCTGTCATCTGCCAGAACAGTCCGCTTAGAATCAAGGATTTCTTTTGCATTTCGGCTGTATGCAATGTCCAGGTCTTTTAATTCTTCTATAGCTTCCGCAAATATCGGAAGTCCCAGTGGCGTGCTAATATCCACATTGTTAGCCTGCGGTGTCCGCAGTACTCCGTACAATGGTCCATCCAGTTTCTCATCGTTTGCTTTGAGAATCGGCGGTGTATCTGCCATAAGATCAGCCCACTTGGTTTGTTTGAGGTCAATCTTGTCTCCGATGCTTTGAGGAGATTTTGATACATAAGCTCTGTTTGAAACATAATACGGATAGGTTGTCACTCCGTCCACGGTGGTCGCGACAAATCTATGATATTCGAGCCTTGTGTAGTATTTTCTTCCGACAGTATAAGAATCCTTGAATATAATTCCTTTGATTTCTTGACTGTCGTAATCCACGATCATCACGTCTGCCGGAGTGAATACGTCAAGGCTCTCACCGTTCGGCTTAATGAACACCGTTCCATAAGCACATCCATATTCTACCCAGTGCCGGATTTGAAAATATACCTTGTCAATCTGCTTCTGTAGCCATGCCGCCCTTGCAGAACCATCTATCTGAATGCCAATCGCCAATGTTGCGAGCCGTGCTGTTTCTGAGCAGACAGATTTAGCAAAATTAATCGTCTTGATGTTATTTTTATCATCTAACCAGTATGGAACGCCTCGATATATGTTTGCACATTTATTAATCAACGATTCCATCTCTGGGAACTCTGCTGCCTGGATATTGAAATCCTCTTCGGCTTGTTTTTTAAAAATCATGTTAAACCACCTTTTTAGTGTTGTTATAAGTCCCATTTAATCTACCTTTTAAAATCCATCCATCTTACAGAAGTATCTCGCACAATAATGTCTTCATATTCTACAACTTTTAAGATTTCGTTAATGTCAGATGATCCATATATTTTTAAACCGACGCTTAAGAATTTATTTATTTTATCTGAAAAGTACCTATCTAACATTTTATGCACTGTGCCCCCTTCTCATCGACAATGGACTGGTTGCGTATCTGAGAGAATCTATCCAGTGATCGTTGCCATCTGGATAATCTGCAATCACTTCTCCATTGCTATCTACTTCATGCTCATAATTGATAATTTCCTTGTATGCTCTAGGCGTTCGTGCCGGATCAATAACTAATGTTCGGCACTGTAACCACTCAAAAGTATATTTGCGGCTTCCCGGTGTAACAATGGCCCTACGTGCTGGAAGCCCTGCATCTCGGAAGTCAATAATGCTTTCTTCTTCATCAACTCCGCAAGATATTGAATAATCATCATATCCTTTTTTCTTTATCTGGTTAGCCATTTCCTTGTTTCTTATCTTGGGACCTCCAAGTTCGTCTAATAAAAAAACTTTTTCCTGATTAGGGACATAAGCTACACGGAGAAATGCTTTAGGATCTGGATACCACCCCCAGTCCTGTCCCTGGTAGATACTTTGAAAGCTCTGAATCTCTTCATCTGTAATTTTTCGAATTTCTAACAGTTCGAAAATATTTGTTCCAAGTCCAACAGGAAGACCGAGATATTCATGGTCGTAAGCTCTCTGATTTGTTTTCTTCAGATGCTCTGCATCATCAATAAATTGCTGACCAAGCCATTCAACAGGAACTGATCTATAATCGCTCTTGTGTCTGTAGCTGTCAACTCTCGGTTCCTCCACATACACGTTCGCCCAGTTGCTCCGGCTGATCGGTGGATTAAATGTCTTAAATACTTCAAATTTGCTTCCACCACGAAGTACAGACTGTTGAACTGTACGGATTTCTTCAATTCCGGCAAACTCATCAAGCTCCTCAAACCAAAGGTACTTGAAATATCCTTTTTTTACTTTTATGGACTTTGTTTTCTTAGCTTTATCCAGTCCTCTGAATATGATCTTTTGTCCTGTTGGCTTATACACATATTGCATAGGACTTAAACTGTCAGCCCATAAATCACTTGCTCCAAGCGCATCAATTCCCCATGCGATCTGTTCATACACAGATTCTCTGAGCGTATTACCGACTTTCCGAAAGATTACAGCATTTGACATTAAGCCATTCTCTGCATCCTGCATCATCTGAAACGGAATCATGCCGCCTACAAAAGATGATTTTGTGGATCCACGTCCACCGTACAGATCATAGTAAGTGTGTTTACCATCTAAAATATCCCAAAACACATTGTAAAATGCTGGTGCCACAATCTCATTCAGTTTGATAGCGTTACTTTCCATCCTGTTTCTCCGGTCTTGGAATATTGTTCACAATCGTAATCTTTCCGTCTCCGAAATCATCATTTTTCTTGTCAGCGTCCCAACCCTTGAAGTTGTTTCTAAGACTAAACTGAGCACCATTGGAACCATCACGATCAAACAGTCGTTCTTCTGCATACTGTTCTACTCTTGCTTTCGCGCGCGTAATCGTGTCAACAAACTCTGGTTTTGCTTGATAGTTTAAAAGAGCCTGTCTGCTTGTAAATCCAAGGGCCAGAGCAAGTCCTGTAACGGTCGGAGGGTGAACGTCTACAAAAACGGGAGACCCGAATTTATTAAACATTTGTTTGCCTTTGCTATCAGTTAAAGGATATCCTTTACAATACTCAAAATATTTTTCGATTTTTTTTTCAATTTCATCCACCGTTTTATACATGGGC